TATTCCAACTTGTGCAAATTTTGCATCTACTGGGAAATCTTTAGTAGAATCATCAAATCTTGCATAAATCAAAACTCTATCAGCACCTAATTCTGTATAAACATCATATCCATGCCCTTTTGAAGGTGGTATGATCGGAACCAAATTAGCTGTGCTGGATATAGTTCCAGTTCTTCCTAGGTCAACAATACCAAATGTATAGTTTTTACCACCTGTCGTAACATTTGTGGAAGTAATAGCACCAGAAGAATCAACTGTAATATCTACTTTGCCTCCTTCACCATCTCCTAGAATATCAAATGTTCCTGAGGTATATCCAAGTCCAGCATTCTTGATGTAAACTTTTTTGATTTGATTATTTTGAGTATCAGAATCACCTGCCTCTCTGACTGCTTGAATATCAGAATTAGTAGAAGTTTCCCAATTGTTGGGTAATACAATATATTCTGTAGAATCAAACTTGATTACATCACTTGGAGATATGGAGAAAAGATATTTCCAGAGATAACCATCAGAACCTGCACTGAAAGGTTGTAGATCCGTTGAAGTAGGTTCAAATTTGGATCTTCCACCCTTTCTATCCGCATCAGTTGTTCCCTTTCCTCCATTATCAATACAAATGTAGACTCTGAAATCACTATTGATTACATAATAATTTGAATCATATAGTCTACTTGTTCCAGAATTTGGAGTTGTATAGGTGGAGCTGTAATCATGCCTATACATGTCATAGGCAGTATTTGTTGTCCACTGAACTTTTCTTATTACTCTTCTAATATTTGCAGATGATACCTTTTTCCCAAAGATTGCAGTGTCTCTGTATTGAGATAGATATTCAAAATTATCTGTTGGACTTGGTGGTCCACTAGTGGCGGTGCTCCAATCAGAAGTTCTACCAAATCCAACAACGGAAGAATTTGGTAGACCTAAGAAAACATAATATGAGTTATTATCATCTAATACAGAGTCTATAAAATTACTAGCATTCAGTATTCTGAATTGATCTGTTACGACAGCAGCCATATCGACATAGTTTTTTAGGTATTTATAATACTAAAAGAAAGTCTAATCCTTACAATCTGGGAAGAGCGCCTGTGGATCTTATACCAACATTTCTTCTTTGGATAATTGGATATGTTGTCAATCCTGATACAGTATTTCCAGTCACTCCAATGGAAATTGGATTTGTGGAAGATCTTTCTAATCCAGAAGTATTAGACAATCTACCCCAAGAATATCTACCAACTGGATAATTGATAGTTCCTGTGGTGTTTATTCCAACAAGATTTGAGTCGGAATGAACTCTACATGTTATGACGCCAGTAGCGTTGCTCAGTGCCTCTACACGATAAACACTTTCTACAAATGTTGTTCCAATTCCAATTACTTCAGAATCAGAAGACAGAATTGAAGTAACTCCATTACCAACAGAAGTATCAAATATGTAAATAGGATATCCAACTTGAAGGTTTGATGTAACCAAAGAATCTAAAGTAAATTCTATTGCAAGATTTGGGGTGGTTGTAGATGCAATTCCAACAATAGATCCAGATTCTCCTTGAATTGTCGAGAAGTTCTTTATAAGTTCAATTGATTCATTGCCAGTTATTGTGGATATTGAGGCAGTTGATATTCCACCAACTATCAGTCCATCGAAAGAAGTTAAATCTGGATCTTCATACTTGAACAAATCGACACTATCAACAAATATTTGAGTATCAGTTGTAGATACATCGCCAATAATATTTGCGGTTGGGAAAATCAAAGATTCTAATGAATCTCTAGATTTAGAAACATTTTCTCCATTGATCTTTTTATCAGACTTTTGTTTTGTCCAACTAATTGGTCTATTGGTAGTTTCATCAATTCCAGGTCCAGAATAGATATTTGTCTCAAACTTATCAGAGAATGATAGATCTGTAACAGATCTTTTTTCCTGTGATAAAAGATCTGGCGCACCATTGAATTTCAAAATTTGAACAGTATCACCTTTTTTGATCGTCTCACTAATATTAGTAAATATTCTATAATCCTCACGGTTTCCTGTATAGAAGAAGATTGAGATATTGTCTGACGCTTTTGGTGCAGTAGTAAATATAAAAGATGTTCCTCCACCGAATGTATAATTTACATCAGGTTCTTGAAGAACTCCATTAATAAAGATCAGAAGATTGTTTTGAAGTTCGATTCTAGAATCTGGATCTTTTTCAAAACTAATAAGTTCTCCATTATAGAATAGTGGGAATGTAGTTCTTTCTCCGTCTTGATAATCTGCAATTGAATCGATAAAGTCTAGTCCTCCAAACTCCCATGAGGCAAATTTATCACTAAATGTTTCCAATACTGTTATTTCAAATTCGTGTATGGGTGACGATAATCTTGCATCTGTTACCAGACCAACAGGTTTGAATACGTCTCCTCTTTGGAATGCATATCCTGTTTTAGTGATATCAATGTCAGTTATTCCAAAGTAGGTTGATGCAATTCCAACATTGCTAACGTTTCCAACACTTAGAGTTACAGATAATCCAATTCCAGTTGTGGTTGTGGCACCAACACCAAGTCTAGAAACACCTGTTACAGAAAGATTTTCATAAACAGGGGAAGAAACTGATATTGATGGATTTGAATATCCAGTTCCACCATCAACAATAGTAAAAGATAATGTTCCCCCAGCACCTACGGCAGCAGTAATTTGTGCTGCTGTTCCAGAGTGTCCAGATTCATAAACTGTGACTCCAATAGAGGTCAATCCATTATAACCAGATCCAAATGATCCTCCTGCTAACCCAGTAGTAATACCACTAATAGCACCAGCAGCAACGACAGCAGTCACAGAAGCACCTACAAGTGGCGCATAACCAAGACCTGGTGTGGAACCATATGAAACAATAATTCCACCCCTTGGAGTTTCATTTTGATTTACATCAGTCTCTGATGTAATATATTCCAGTGGGTCACTTTCTGGTACAGTAATACCAGAGAACACTATCGTACTTATTCCTGCGGTAGTATCTTCTAAAATATTGAAGTTACCACTGGGATTATTTGCAGTTGTTGGTTGTTGGAAAATTCCATTGATAAGAACAATTCCACTACCGCCAGTAGATCCAATACCAGTTGTATTCAATCCAGCAGATTTTAGAGTGAAAGTCCTTCCTATTCCATTGAACTCATTTGAGAGATCATCATACACTTTATTTGTAGTATAATCAGATCTCAGGAAAACTCTTCCACTAAATGTAGAAGTCTCAAAGTCTAAGTTATACTTAGTTTTATCTATTTGTGGATTTCCTCTTGGAGGATCCGTAAAGTGTGCTTCATTTTCTACAATATTGAAAGCACCTCTATAAATATCGACTTGTGTAGATGTTGAGTAATTTGTTGCAGAAGTTCCAACAAAACCTCTATCGGTAGCAACCAAATTGACAGATCCTGTGTTTGTAATTGGTCCATCAGAGGTGGTTCCTAATCCAACATTATTAACTCTGGCAAATTCATCACCAATTTTCAATAGATCTGAAGGATTTATTGAAGATATTCCACTTAGAGCAAATATTGTGCTTGCCGTTCCAATAGACCCAGACAATGTATGAGAGACATTGCTGAAAATCAAAGGATGTTGGATAAGATTATCAATTACAATTATTGACTTATTGACTTTGTTCGCCATTTCAAATTGGTGAGTATTTCCTCCACCAAGATCAGTAAATGTTACTGCTGCTCCACTTCTAGTTGTTGATATTTGGAATTGATCAAGGTTATTATCAGTTACAACAGCAAAGACTGTAGAAGGTAGAGTATCTTCTGTACCAACAGAATCTCTGTAGGTCATAGAAGTGGTAGAAATTCCAACAATTGATGACTTTGGAGTATAAATCAACTCTTCACCATTTCTGAAGAAGTGGTTGTTGATATTGAAAGTTCCTGTGGTAGAGATCAAAGCAGTTGTATCTTGTGGATCAAATACCTTGACAAAAATAGGAACACCGTCAGAAGTCAGTGGGAAATTAGTTCTGTTGACTCTATCGCCATTGATAGAATTGTAGAACTTAAGATCAACAGACTCTTGAATATTTCCATTCTGTAAAACAGGTGGTGTGTTTTGTGTATCTAAGTCGTTATAGAAACACTCACTAAATGCTTTGATTGTTGCAGTTTCTGCCAAATAATCGGCATCTGGATAGAACAGCAATTCGAGTTGAGATCCTGCATTAGATCCACCAAATGTTCCCAATCCAAGAGCAGTATCAAAGGTGCTTATTCCACTTACACTCAATAAAGCAGATTGTTGAACATAAACATCACTATTGTCTTGTATCATCATTACTTGATGAACTGCCTTCGTAGATCCAATACTAACTTCGACTATAGATTTTGCAGCATTGAATATGGTTTCATCAAGAGAAACAATTGTTGTTGTTCCAACTCCAACATTGAAGTCGGATTGATAGGTGACAGATCTTTCTGATCCGTCTGGTTGTCTATCTAACTTAAATCTATAAGTTCCAATTCCTGTTGAAGTTGTTCCAAATCCAACCACCTTTGCTCTAAAGGTAAGATCATTTGATAATGTATTTGTATGGTTCAGAGAAAGAATACCGCCAGAAAGATCTGCACCAAATGATCCTATGAAGTTGGTAGTCAAGCTGCTATCGCCTTCATTATCGAAGAAATATTCGGAGAGATATGTATTTGAATCGTCAGAAGTAACATACAATTCAACAAAGTTCATATCTAATGTTATGTCGTCTATGACCTGAACATTTGCATAGAATGACTTGAATTCGGTGTTTGCAAAAGAAACTATACTAGATGTTTCTCCAGAGGTAGAAACACCAGTTGAACTTATCAAATTGACCAGTCCGACAGAAGATGTTCCAACTCCCACTATGGATGAATTGAAAGTGCTTCTCAGAAGTTTTACATTATAGTCTGTATCATATGCATCTTCCGGATTGAATCTCAAATAACTATCTTCAAACTCATCAACTTCTATTGCAATGTCTCCATATTGAGTTATTCCAGATCCAACACTTGCATTCACAACAGATCCCTTTTGTACAAGGTAACTATTATTTCCAACACCAGAATTTAATATGACTACTTCTGTAAATTGAACTTCACTATTATCAGAATTTGTTACTCTAATTACAAAATTATCATATGAGACAGAATCGTCTAGTTTTAGAAGATTCAAGAATTCGCTTGGATCACTTTCAAAATATGAGAACAAATTACTAACATCATCTATTGCAAGAACATTGTTGCTTACGTTATCAGTATAATCTGTTAGTTTGGTATTCAATAATGTTATATACTTCGAATTTCCACTCGAATCTACATCAATATCCTTCACAAAATCAAAGTCATAAATTGTATCTACTCTCAAATCTCCTGTAAAGTCACGAATGACCGTCGTTCCATCAATACCAGCAAAAGATGTTGCTGCATCAGTAGAAGAAGATATTCCCGTATCTGCAAAATCTTTGAGACCGCTTGTGTGAAGAAGTGGTTTGATGAATTTTTCTACATCAGAATATTCTTTACTACTCTTGACTGAGTATGATAGATTCTGATAGTAATCATTATTAGGAGTGACTTGATTATCACAGTTCAATTTTCCAATTTCGTCAGACCATCCGATATCTACTGGAGTTGAATATGATACTTCAAACATTCCAGAATTGTATTGAATTTCATTAACCGTTGCAACTGTTCCAGAAGATTTTCCTGTTATAACTTCGCCCACAGATAACTCATAGTTCCCAGTTATTTTCAACTTAGAATCATTGGAACTGAAAACTTCCAAGTTTCTTTCTACATTATCAGAGATTAATTTTTCTCCAATGTTGAAATTCAATTTTTTCTGAACAACTTCAAAAGTTGGGTAATCATCGATGTGAATCAATGATCCAAATCCATCAGATGCTGTCTTAGCAATTCCTGTATTGGTAGTCAATCCACCATTAGAAACGCTGGACAAATCAAATACAACCTTATGATATGGAGATGCTTCGATGTAACTATCGACAACAAGGAACTTATATGAATAATCTTCTGAATTGAATCCAGATCCAGTTGAACTAAACTTCTCTAAACCTTCAACAAAAACTTTATCACCAGCAGCAAATGGGAAAGTAGTAAATCCTAATGGAGGAACGGTAATAGAACAAGTGAATATTCCAGTAGAACTGGATTCCACTCTCTGAACACTAATTCCATTTGTATTATTGATCGTAATAATATTGACAGAAGTTTCTGGGAGACCTTTTGGATTATCCTGAATATCTATTGTTTGTATGGATTCTCCAACAATTTTTGCATTCAAAACGCCAGAGTTTATTTTCTCTCCGGTATTTGGATTTACAATTACGACATCTGGTGCTTGTGTATAACCTCTTCCACCATATTCAACAAGAACAGATTCAAGTGTATTTGAATCGATTATAGTGATTACTGGAGATATAAATGCGGTAGGGTGCAATGTTGGATCAAAGGAATACTCAAATTCAGTATTCTTAATACGCAAATCTTTTACATTACCAATTGAATTTGATTTTGCTATCAGATATGCATCCTTTCCATTTGTGGATGTAACATCTTCAATAGTTGGAACACCCTTATATCCATATCCTTTAGATATAATATTGAGTCTTCCTATTCCACCCGAAGCTGTTGTGGAAGAAGTAATGTATTCCAACTCATCACACTCACTTTCCGCATATGAAAGTCTTTCTGGAACTTCATCTAAAACGATATCAAATGTGGTAGTTGCAACTCCAACAACAGTATGACTTCCAGTATAAACACTATCTTCAAAGCAAATTTCGGAATAATTTTTTACGTCCGTATCAGCAGTGCTTATAAACCCAGATTTTTCCAAACTATAATAAAGTGTTTCTGGTATGTTTGAACTATGATTCAAAGTCAAAGAAGCATTTGTTGAAACACCAATCGTTCCAACACCCGAAACATTGAATGGTGAAGTTGAACCAGTAGAAACAAACTTATCCTTAAAAGTATTGTCGGTGTAGACATTGAACTCATAACCAGACAATGTTGAATCTGTTAGGTCAAATACTAAGTTAGAATTCTTTATAGCAGTAAGTTTGGGATTGACTAACGATAATGTTTGATTTCCTCCTCCAGTTCCTGCAATACTCACTACGATTGGAGAATCTAATATTGAGTCTGAATAAGTATCAGAAAGTCTTATATTATTAGAGTCAACTCTAGAAACATAGTAATCTCCAGTAGAAATTCCGGAAGATACAAGATCTGCTGAATAATAAACTTTATCACCAGATTCAAATCCGTGTTCGTTTATTGTGAGTATACTAGTAGTTGTATTGACGCCAGTTGAATTGAATCCAATGGGATTGACTAAGATTCTATCTTCATTTCTAGAAATTCTTACAGCAGTTGAAGTTCCAATCCCAACAGATAGATTTGATGTAAGTGAAAGATTTATAACATCACCAACAGACATTCCATGGGAAGTGGATACCGAAACGGTTGTTGTTATCTTCTGAACTGTTCCTGTAATTTGATTGAATGATGATTGGAAAGAATAAAGATCACTATCATCACCACCACTGTGGAAGAATACTTCTTCTGTACTTAGGGTGGTCTTAATTCCGATCAAATCTCTTCCCTTATTAATAATAAAGACATTTGATGGTAAAGTGCTTGTATTCAATCCATCCGTCGAAATAGAAATGTTACTACCATTAGACGAATAAACAACTTCTTGATTAGTCTTGAATGGATGATTTTCTAAGTAGATTGATTTTGTTGGCACTCCTCTTTGAAGACCTATTTCACTTCCAAAGTCATAAGTTACCAAATAAGAAGTTCCTGCAGTGGTTCCATATCCAACTGCCTCTGTTGGGTTGAAGAACGCAATATCATTAACTTTGGAATCAAACTTTTCAATACTCTTAGCAACGTTGAAAGAATCTAACTTGAAAGATAATGTAGTGTTTTGAGCATGTGTGACACCAGTCAGACCTCTCTCAACTCTTATAATATTTTGATTTGGATAAAGTCCCAAAACTTTTACAGTTTCTGTTCCAATACCGATGCTACTTCCAATAGAAATATTTTCGGGTATTCTGGAAACATATATTTCTGTTCCACCAATGCTTGCAACTGATTGAATTGTTGATATTGCAACAGCATTTTTAGACTTCAAAGATAACTGACATGTAGAGTTTAGTGTCGAAAGGCTTGTAGTCAAACCAGAAATTGTTATAAAATCTCCATCAACTAAATTGTGATGTGGTAAAATAGTAACCTTTACATTATCACCATCAGTCCACGTAAACACACAATTCTCATTAGTAGTGACAGTGGATTCTACATTAGTAATGTTTTTCCCTTCTACGTGAGAAACAACAACATTTGCTCCTCCACCATTAGTGCCACTATTATCAAAATCTAAAATATCATTTACTTTATAATTAGAACCGGAGTTCTTAATTGATATACTTTCTACAATTCCCTGAGATACAGATTCTACAACTATTTTTTGTTTTGTAATATCATCTATTTCAGAAATAAAGTCATATTGGGCTCCACTATCGGAAACTTTATATGGGAATGTATTTCTGAGTAATCCAGATGTTGAGAAATCAAAAGACTGATTTAGAGTATCATTTTCGGTTAGTGTTTCAGATCTATAATCATTTCCAATAAAGAATGGGAATTGTGGGTCTCCAGAACTATCAATAGATGCTACATATGCATAAACACCTTTTGGAAACTCTGGTGTTTTTGCAAACCTACCATTGTTGGAGTCCAAGTCACCAGAATTGGTATATTTGTAGTCCTCTACAAAGAATCCTGATGCGAATCCAACAGGTCTATCGGGATATGATGTATCTAAAATATAACCAGAAGATAAACGAGTTACTGTAGAAGTAGTATCCTCTGGATCCGAATATCCATATGGACCGTAAATTGGATTTCCATCATATGCCCATCCAATAATGTTAGAGGGACCACTAGCATTTTCAGCAAATGCAGTTCTCAAACCATCATAATACCCAGAGACAGAATATTTTAATTTATTGCTAGACTCTGATAAAATCTCATTTCCAAATCTATAATTATCATTGACATTAAGAACTCTAATCTTAGGAATAAATGATAAACTTTGTCCAGCAGATTTGACTGAAATTGAAGTTGATGATGCAGAATATCCTATTCCAGCACTTATGACTTTTACTTCCGAAATCTTTTGATTGACGATAACTGGTCTCAGTTTGGCACCAGTTCCAGAACCACTAGAATCAGTTACAATCAAGTCTGGAACAGAATAATATTCTTCTCCACTATAGTCAACAGTAACGGATATTATTTGCCCATTAGAAATTACTGGGGAAAGTGCCGCATTTTTTCCATTCTTTACAGTTATGGTTGGATTGTCAATGAGGTTTAATATCGTCGATCCGTATCCAGTTCCATTTTCATAAAGATATATTTGTTTGAAAGATCCTTTTACAACAGGTGTTGCTACTATTTCTTGATAGGATTGTGTGTTTGTTCCAAATCCAACTGGATTATATTTTACAGTTACTGAAATTGATGGATAACTGAAGTATTGATACCCTGATCCAGTGTTTGAGAATTTTTCATACTTTCTCCTATTGAAGAATGTGGTATCTGTTCCGCCAACACCAGCATTACAAATTTTGAAAGAACTATCATCAACTTTCAACACATAATATTGATTTGATGTTGAAAGACCTGTTATTGAAGAAGTTTCATAATCGTAAGTAACAAGTTCACCAGTATTGAATCCATGATTTGCAAAATTGATAGTATCTGTTATGGTTGAAATACCAGAAGGTTTTACAATCAATCTTCTATTCGTATATCCTTGTCCACCATCAACTACTTTGATTTCAGAAATAGTATTCTTTTTATTGATGGTATTGAACTTATGGATTCCTTGCGTTCCAGTAGTAAATCCGACTGCGTTAGTATTACTATTATAATCAGATAGACTTTCAAACAAACTAATAGTGGTGTTGTTTTCAACCTTTACAAAATATGATGCATTGTTTATGAGAGTGGATGTTCCAGATCCTACTACCAACTGGGAATTTCCATTTGAATTATATACAACTTGTTCGGCATTATTTAAGTTGTGATCTGTGAGGAAAGAAATCTTATTTCCAGTTGTGCTTATCCCTCCTCCATCAAGAATAGTTCTTCCATCAAACGATATAGATCTAGATCTTTGAACCACAACTGGTTTCAATATAGCGCCAGATCCATTACCACCAGAGACATCAACTGAAAGAATTTTATTGATATCGTAGTCTTGCTCATCAATATAAACTTCAGTGATAGAACCACTAATAACTGGTTGTGCCAGTGCTGTTGTTAATCCAGGAGAAATTGTTATCTGTGGGACATTGATAACATCATAGTTTTCTCCAGAATTCAAAATATTAATACTTTGAAGAGGTCCATAATAAACATTATCAGCAGATTTATAATTAGAAATTTCAACACCATTAATCAACATTCCAGTTGTTCCTGGAACAGTTTCACTTCCAGGAGATTTTATTTGGGATTGGAGAGGGAACTTCTTAAGTACTTTTTGCACGCCAATCTGACGTTCTCTATGAGAGTATAATGTAAATGTTTGAATACCAATGTTTCCATCATCTGGAATTCTAAACTTTAATGGAGTAGATCCAACAAAGGCTAATGAAGAATATAACTTAATTCTCTTACTATCGGAAGGAAGAACCTCTACAAAATAAGTTCCAGTCTCCAATCCAACAAGAGGTATTGTTGGTTCATAAAAAATTCTATCTCCTGTTATAAATGGTGCATCACTTGCAAACGCTATTGTTTCATACTCATCGTCAGTCTTGTCCTTAAGATTGTCTGTTGAAGATATCTCAGTAGATGCAATACTGACTCCTACTGTGTAACGGTAATTATATGTGCTATCCAGTGCAGAGGAAGGTAAGGAATTTGATGCGACATATGCATACTTATCCTCATCAGAATATAAATTTTGTATGTCTGAAGTAACTACATTGTTCCCATACTCGATAAGAGATCTAGAACTACTAGCAGTGTTGATCTTTCTTCTAAGATCATATTTTTTAGTGGGATCAATAGTAAATGATCCAGTACCTATTTGTACAGTATTGTTCGAAATAATTTGAGTAATTCTTGGATCATTAAACTCTGGTGCTAATGTAGTTGTTCCTCGTTCTAAAAGTTCTACTCTATCTCCAACTTTGAGACTAGATCTATCAATGTCACTTTCCAAAACATAGTTTGAACCTATGCTTGATATTTTATATCTGGCAGCAGTATTATAAATCCACGAATTGGCGAAGATTTCTTTATAGGTCTTGGTCGCAGGATTTTTAATATTATCACCAATATTTTTGATAGTGATAATATCTCCTTCAGAAACATTGTTTCTAGTCGATGATTTAAATGTAGACAGTGTACCGAGAATTCTAAATTCTACTTTCTTGGTGATGTCTCCGTTCTCATATCCAAAGTAAGTGTCTTTGGTTCTAATCAAACCATTTTTAGAAATACTCTCAGTTACTCCACTACAACCTAAAAATTGATTTACAGATTTTCCAGTGTAGGTTATTGTATTGTTTCCAGAAACAATCGTCCCACTTTCTGGAAATCCTATGGTGGAGTCAACAGTAATAACAGATGAAGATGGTGATACATCAAGAATTACTCTTGAATTTGGAGTTATACCAAAAGAACCAAGTATTGTAGGAAATTCGTCATTGCCTACAAAGAGTGAAATTTTGTAAAACTGCCCACCGTCCCTATTAAATGGTTCTACGTTAGAAACAGAAGCACTTGTTTCTGAATCTGTTGACTTTACAATAGTTTGTCCAACTAAATTCCTTGGATTAGATCCAGATATAACTTCAGCAAGAACTACTTCATTCCTTACAAATTCTGAGGAAGAAGGTTTGATTAGATAATTTTCTAAGTTTATAACATCTGGTGTTTCATTGAAGAGAACATTGAATAAAATTCTAAATGATTCATCTGTTCCCTTTGCTCTATAAAAATCATTTGCTTCTTGAAGAAAATTTCTTACATCTAATTCTGATGTAAATTCTACTTTTTCCAGTCCAGGAGTAATAGTAGATTTTAATTTTTGATAAAATTCTTTCAGGAAAAGAGAGCTTAGATTTTGAACCGTAGCATCGGCGGAGTGTTCTGCTGCAGATGAGGTTGAAAATGTAAGTTCTTCCTGATTTAAATCTTGATGGTAATTTGTAATACCACTAAATCCACGAACACATCCAGTAAAAGTATTACCAGTTATTTCCGTATATGTAATAATTTCACTGTCTATCTTTAAAAGACCATATTTTTTTGGAAATCCCTTAACACTAGACACAGTGATACTAGTGTCGCTAGAACTAATATCAGAAGATAGAGTAGTGCTGTCAACAACTACTTCTGGTGTAAGATTATCTAATCTCAAATATTGATCAAGATTTTCAGCAATATCTATTGGACCACCCTGATACTCTTGAGATACGTAATATTGCTTCAAAAACTCCGAAGCATTTGGATTTTCGTCCAATACAAAACTTGGAAGTTGACTTTCAACAATCTGCTGAACCTTAACTCTAGATTCAAAACCAGTCTGTATCATATTAGTTTCTTGCTAATTTCCCGTTTGAGTAACTTGATGTATAGTAATCTCTAGTAAACACGTTTCCTGTTATTTCATCACCAGAAGCGATTACATCCCTTACCATATTTATTGTACTTTTCGAAACATCAAAAGACAAATAAAGGTCTTTGAGTCCAATAACATCATTAGATTCTGGGAATGCTTGTATCTCTATAATATTTCCATCTATGGATGTAGATGTTATATTGATTGTTCCAATTTTAATTTCACCTTTGACGTAATCAATAGTTCCAACATCTTTGACTACATTAACTCTTCCACCATCTGGTCCAATTTTGAAGATGGAAAGAACACCTTGTGTAGATGCTACTGCACCTGGTCTAGTAAGAAAGACCTGTCCAGCAGCAGTGGCACTAGTTACTTGTCTTCCACTAGCAACAATTGTGGGAGTGTCTGTCAAATATACAGTATCATCAAGTCCAGCAATCTTAAATCCACTTGATTTGATGTTGAATCCTTGTGGATTTACATGGAATTTATTTCCGAAGCACAATTCGTATTGACTAAACTGATTAGTCAATACATTCAAATCTCTTCTAATCCTAACCTTTGTAATATTAGAAGTGATTGCAGAGTCAGTGCTGTCAATTACACTGAGAACTTTACTATACTTAAATCTTCCTCCAAACTTATTCAAGTCTAATGATTTTGAATATTGTGTAAGACTATCCAACACATTAGTTTTTAGTGCATCGGCACTTGAAACCTCAGAATTGTTATAATAAACGGCAGATTCTATTTCCACATATAGGGTCTTAAGATCTGTAATCTTAGCATTGATACCAGATACAGTGTATTGTTTCAGTTGACTCAATATCCTTGACTTGTTAAAATCAGAAATAAATGTTCCATTCTTTGGTTTGATACTCAATATTACATTTCCAAATTGTGGAGGATCTAACTCCTCTCCACCAACAACGGCAACAGATTCTGTTTCTGGATATATTCTTTTTATAATTGCCTCATAATCCCTAGCAGTTACCGCTCTGTTCTGTGCAGAATAGACTCTTGGGGCATAATACTTGATAGAATCAATTGGTTCAATATTAGATCCGTTCTGAGCAGATTGATTTGTTGTTATAGTAATTGTACCTGGATCTATAACTGACTGATTGGCTGTCTGAATACTTCCTGCAAATGCAAACGTTGTTGCTCCATTTCCATCTTCGCCATCAGTTACAATATAATTTGCAGTAATCAGTGTTCCATCAGCACCAACTTCATCTCCAAGTTTTTTACCAATAATTCCATCACCAAACTTTATTTCATACTTTTCATCTTGTACTTCTTGCAGAATATAAATTCTGGAATTTGATGTGGTATCTAAGATATTATTGAGTGCCGCATATTCAATTCCAAGTTCACTACTTGTGCTACTTACATAAACAGACAATGTAGATGTATCAATAAAGGAATTGTTCAGAATAAATCTTTGATCTTGTGATCCATCAAATGTAAATTTCTTTGAAAGATATGTTCCTTGATAAATTTCAACGTTCTCGAACGATGCAACACCACCAGTAACCGTTGTTGTTACGTCGTTTGGAATCGAGAACGTATATGAAGTATCATTTGCTGTCCCTACACACACCAGACCCCTCTTTAGGGTCAGTGTAGGTGTGTCTTCGGTAGTTGATACTGTAAATGAAATCGTTGCCCTTGCTGCCGTTCTGGAGCGTGGTACATAACCAATGTTCCTTGCAAGAGAAACTACATTTTCACGAAGAGTTGCCGAGTCTAAGAAGGACTCATTGACGATCATATTACTGTTAAATGCAGTAATATAAGTGTTATATGCTAAGGTATCAATCAATACAGAAAAGTTAGACCCTTCAAAATCAAAGTCGCTAAACGTAGAATTAGCGCGAAGGTAATCTTTGATTGAAGTTTTTATCTGATCAAAATCTAAATTCGTGAATTTTGTAAAGGGCATCTTATCTTGCTGCCTCTAATAGGAATGTATACTCTTGTGTTGGAAACTCTTGACCAATAATGTCAAATACAACCGTCACATCAAATGAATTCATGTCTGGTTGTGGATCAACTTCAACAGAAACATTATTGACTCTGGGTTCAAAATTCTCTATTGCAACCAATATTTGATCTTGAATTACAGAGGCAGTACCAAAATCCACAAATTCAAACAGACTATCCCTTACATCAGATCCTAACAATGAATTGAAAAATCTTTCAGTGGGGATAGTCTCAACAATATTTCTTACAGACCTGCGAATCGCGTTTTCATTCTTTAGTATTTGCAGATCCTTTGTCACAGGATGTGGAACAAAGGATAAACTGATGTCTTTAAATGCTCTGGATATCCTTTGTTCAGCCATTAGACTAGAGTTTTCTTGATTTTATTTATATTTACTCATGCCATCTTTCAACAAAATCATCAAAACCGTGTGCTCCACCACAAGGACGCTCTAAACGATCCTCTGGAATTGAATAGAGTTCTTCATTTTGAGTGGTTTTTCTCTGTTTTGCTGCTTTTCTAAGGTATTTTTCACTTTCTACCTCAGTAATAAGGGTCATTCCTTGTTCGATGAACAATTCTCCCTTGTCAACTTGATGATGATTGCCCATTTTTAGCTCCTGATTTGTTAAAATCAGAACTTTTAGAGGGGTTGCTATCCCTTAGGACTATTTATTTTCCTCTTCTTCACGTTCCCTTGCCGTTTTCCAGTGATATTCGTCCTCACGTCCCATTCCAAGACGTTCATAACCGTTCTCAACTTGATAATATTGAGTCGAAACCTTAAAATCGGGCATTTTTGGTTCGACAGGAGTCAAACTATTGTCAAAAATACGTAATCGATTGTTTGGATACAGTGCATACTGTCCATTATTCAGTTCAATCAGGTTATGAGACTTGTGTTCGGCAGGATTTTCACTCGTTGCCCAGTCTACCATGTCTGGATCACGATGATAATTGTCGATTGTACAGACATAGGTGCCTTTTTGAATACCAAAGTCGCGTGTATAACACTCAAAGTCCATACTACCAATAAACTTTTTATCAATACTGACTACACCATAGTCCATACAATTCCAAAATTGTAGATTTGGTAGATCCATATCTGGACTAGGTGTTTCCGGCGACGAGACAAACGCGCTAACCGGAAGTTTATCGTACATTGCGGCATATTCTGGTAAATATGTCTCAAAATAAAAAGCGCGTCCAGGAATCGACTTTGCCGAAACCCAAACGCCCTTGACGAATTCACCGTGCCCACTTTGATGATCTGTAAGATATTCTTTACGAACCCATACTTCAACAGATGGTAGATTGGTGATGAGACAACTCATTTAGTTTTTTGTGACTGTACTTATTTACCTTGACCGCGATATTTCTTTTTCGCATTATTGCGAGAAGTCGAGGCGCTCTTGGTATGAGTCCCCTTCCCTTGCCGAGTTTTTTTCGGAGCCCCCTCCACATAACCGCCACCTTTACGCATAGCCATAATCAATACCTCTTTGTAATTTTAGTCTCAAGATTTTCAGGTCTTGGAGAACCCGTCTGATAAAACTCTATCGACAGGTCCTCCATTATATGGAAATATTCCTCCTCCGTCAAGCTCTTGTGTAAGATCTTTCCTTTGTGGAGAATGGTATATGAATCCGACATCAGAATCAGATCACTCTTGTCTTCTCGTGACCAACTCTGATACGAGGATCACACCAGATCTCAAAACCTGCTGCGATTGCGTCGAGACAGAATGATACATCCTCTCCACACATATCCTGTACTGCACCAGAATCAAAGACTTGCATCTTTGGTGCAAACCAAGGATACTTCATATCCTCGTGTTCAAATACACCGTGCTTGATCAGTAACCATCCAAATCCTGCATAGTCAACGGTAAAAGGCTTCTTACGCTTCGAAATGGTTTCTATAGTTTCGTGATTCATGACTCCACCATTGTTCTTGAAGTCATCTTCCTCTAACCAGTGTGCAACAGAAGTCGTTCGCCCGTCTTCCGTACAATACCAT